TTCTCTTTCTTTTGACTTAAGTAAGGCTTCTCGTGCCGCTTTAAAATCTTCTGGATTTCCAGATGCTCCCATAGTGCCAAACTTCTTTACGGCATCCTCTGCGGCAGCACTCATTTCTCTTGCTCTATCAAGTTCAGCACCAAAATCCACAGGCTCAAGAAAGTCGCCGCCAAGTCCACCAGCATTTAAACGAGCAATGCCGCCATCGGCGTATTTTTTGCCTTTCTTTCGCGTAGATACGCCCTCTTCTGCAGCCGCTTGTGCCGCAGCAATGAGAGCGCTCAAAGAACCTGCATACTCATCTTCATCTTGCTGTTCACGATAGGCTTCAACATCAAAATCTTCTGCATCGCCGCCCTCAGCAAATGCAATAATTCCACCGCCAGCCATATCCTGTGAAACAGGTAAATTGCTAGGAAGTTGAGCTACGCCTTGTTCGGCTTGTTGAAGGATCTGCGAGGCAACACTGGGAGGCTTTTGTTGTCCACCCTGAGCAGCTGCCATCTGAGAGCGTTCTTTGTTCTTTTGCTCGATCAGGGGGATGCCAATATAAGCAGGAAGCGACCCGGATTGGATCGCCTGTTGGAGTTGTGGCACGGACAGTTTTTCAGCCATTGCCATGCGAGAGTTCATATCCATTACCGACATAACTTACCCCTTTCTCATCGCATTATATAAGCCGAGCGTATCCAGACCATCGCTTTCTTTGATCTGCCCACCTTCTTTTCTGCCCATCTGATACATGCCGTAACCTGCCGTAGCTAGACCAACACCTTGGGATAAAGCACTTGGGTTCTGATACATAGATTGTGAGGACTGCGACATTGGCAAACCACGGAAAAAATCGCTCATATAGCCAAGCTGTTTGTACGGGTAGTTCATGCTGTCTAAGTAATTTTGATACTGAATGTCCAGTCCCTTCTGCTCTTGACCTTGCTGCATCGCACCGGCCCGCATCATTGCATCTGTAATAGATTGTTGCTGACCAAATTGCGCCTGACCTAATTGACCCAATATACCCGCTGACTGATTTGCCAACCCCGCACCTTGCATCCCAAGGTTAGAGCCAAACTGCATGGACTGCATAGCCCTATCGTAAGCTTGCTGTGAGCCTGTGGCTTGGATATTACCTAGCTGTTGATTAACGTTTCGCTGCGCTTCGGCATCAGTGATAGCTTGACGGCTTCCACCAAAGGCACCAGCTTTAGCAGCTTGCAGGTTAGCGGCTGGCATAGTTTTTTGGTAGTCGCGAATAGCTTCTTGTTTTTGCACATCCACAGCGTTCTGCATGTACGGCGACATATACTGACTAATACTACCGGGGGATGTAGCCATTTTGGCGTACTGCGATCCAGCTCCAGCACCGTACTGACCAGCACCGTATGCAAGGTTAGATCCATCAGTTAGTTGGCCTGCGGTTTTCATACCCGCCACGTTCTGCATGGCTTGTGCTTGCATTGGGGTAAAGGCAGCAGTGCGCTGACCACCGTAGGATTGGTACGGATTCTGCGAAAGATCCGTTAACGCACTCATCTGACCAAGTGCTTTTTCCACATACGGACGGGCGTATTCTGGGATAGACGTTGTGGTAACGTTTTGATTGCCGGGTGTACTTGCCCCCCCGCCTTGAGGTTTGATGTAGCCCCGCGCATCGCGTTGAAAAGCCCGCTCGGGCAGCATACCGTCTAAGTCATAGATCATATTTTTACTCCAAGAATTCTGTATTTTTCTTTAAATCCGTAACGTTCCCATAGACGGGCGATAGATTCACGAGCAGCCCCTTCTATAGTAGTTGCGCCTAGCGCTACAAGTATTGCTTTTAACTGTAAAAACGTATCTTGGTTAGAAATTAATTTGCCGCCAATCGTAGTGATAAAAGCAACTCTATCGGTAGGGCGATTAAAAAAGTTTACCGTGGCAGCACCGCATATTTCTTCGTCTTCCGTTGCTATAAGAAGTACCCACTGACCGCTTGCTACATATGCCTGAGCATGTTCAACAGAATACTCGCCTTTAGAATGTTCTAATGCTGAAGCAATAAACGCCTCAACCTTGCCCCAGATAGCAGGAACCCACTCTACCGGGACGTGTTGTATTTTCATGCTGGCAATAATTTACGTGATTTAGCATCAACAGCAACCTTACCCTTGCCAACAGTCTTCTTACGATTCTTCTGCACACGATCCATCATGGCGTACAACTGCTTAGCGCCAGCATCAGTTGAGCCATTACCAATCTCAGAGACAATGCGGGCAGGCACTACAAACTCACCATCAGCAAGACGAGCAGGTTGACGAGCGCCAATTCGAGCAGGTATAGAATCACTTACACCATCGCCGGGGCCGCGAAGCAGTTGACCACCATCCGAGTAAGATCCAAGAGTAGAGATGCCTCCAGCGGCGTATGAAGACATTAAGCCCCCATTAGCATTACCACCTCCGCCGTCCCCAGAAGCATGGCTATAGCCTTTGTCTCTACCATAAAGGTCATTATAATCGTCGTCAAGCTGTGTTTTTTTCTTATCGCCCGGAGCAACAAATTCACCTTCATACCGTTGCGTAACAGGATTAAAAGTCAAACCAGAAATGCTATCTGATGAAGATGTATTTGTTACAGGGGCTACGCGAGGTGCAATATATCCTACTGATCCGGGGACTTGGTTAGGCGCAGGAGGCAGGTTGACGTTGTACTGTTGGTTAGCGCGTTCCATTAGTTTAGCGTTGTATGCCGCAACTGCAGGATTTACCGTACTTGTAGGTTGCTTATAACGATCCGTTTGACCGCCTTCGGCTAGCGCAATAATGCCACCGTTTGCTGCAGTCATTGTAGGCTTATAGTCTTCAACTGGTGTGACGCTGTTGGTCTTGTAGCCTTGATTAATAAACGCTGGTTCTCCGGGCTGACCAAATAATGGGTTACGCTCTTGAGAGTAAGTCATGTCGTAGATATTACCTTCACTTCTCTTTTCTGGCTCATTTGCTGAAGCCATCATGCCGCCAAGACCGCCACCCATCAAAGCGCCTTTATTCGCGCTCAGAAAGTTACCAATGCCGCCAGAACCACCTGCGCCAACAGCAGCATTTGTCATAGACGTTGGAACCGTAAGGCCTGTACCAGCAGGTATACCTGTACTAGCAGCGGTAGGCGCTGGCAACCCACCCATAGAAGTAGGTATTTTGAACCCTAAATTAGCTGTACCGCCGGGTAAAGAACCGCCAGAAAACATAGTGCCAAGTTCCGCTGTTGTTGAAGGCGGAAGGTAAGCGGGAGGAAGACTTGCACCGACAGCGCCACCAGCAGTACCAGTAGTACCAGCGATAGCGGCACCTTCGGCAGCGGGAACCATAGCACCAGTAGCACCAGCGGCGGGCATAAGAACACCACCAAGCGCACCGCCAGCAGCGCCCATTAGGGCGCCTTCAAGAATGTTTTTCTTCTGCAAGGCAGCAATACCGCCACCCATTGCAGCGCCCATTAGTAATCCAGCTACGATAGGGATCATATTTCCACCTGACAGGTCAATTTAGTTAATATTATCATGCGGGTAGCCTAGACACAAAGACTATGCTACCCACTGCGGAAGGGTTGGCGGGTCTGACGTAGGGAGAAGTCTGTGCAGCAAGGGAATCCATAAAGACGCCCAAAGTCCCACCAGACGTAGCAGCTATCTCAGTTGCCCACCATAAACGAATTTCATCATCTTTTTGTATTTCAAATGTAAGTGACGAGTACCCAACAACGTAACCAAAAACACCCGCACTTTTTCTGGCGGGGATGGTAAAACGGCTCGATGATCCGGGTACTACCGTACCGTTGGTCTGCAACCACACAAAAGCATCATGTTGTACGTTGTCTGTGTTAGCAAATTGCAAGCTGAAATCAATCTTGTACACACCGTTTTGATTCGCCGTTGCATACCCCGAAGGATCTAGGGTAAACCCTGAAATTGAATCTAACGTATCAAAACTAATGAGTGTCGGTGTGTTGTCACCAAGCGCATATAAGTCACCGTTTTTTCGTGCAGCAATGTGCGGATTTTCAAAGTACTTCCCACCATTAGGGCTGAGTACTGAGCCAGTAACGTTATCAACCTGAGCAAAATACAAACGTAAAGCATTGCTAAATTGCTCATGAAACTGCGAAGCGTACTGGCTTGGCGCAACCGGCAAGTTTGGTGCTTTTGATGGGCGTAGTATAACTTTTGGTGTGGTTGCCATTTAGCTTACCTACGTCCATCCACTTTAATGTCCGCACGAACATTACCAAGCTGCCATGCCACACCTAGCGTATTAGACTCAATACGCAGTGCCATCTGCCGCCCACGCAGTCTGGTATTTACCTGACCATCAAACTCTTGAATGTTGTACGAACGGGTTAAGCTATAGTTGTCATTGCTCTGTACCGTAGGAGTGTCTGCTGGGCTATATGGCGCACCGGAATTTCGACGAGGTTTAATCGTCATCGTGACACTAGGTTGGTTAACGTTTGAGCCGTTAAAGTTAATGTCAGGCAGTATGCGCCAAATAAACGCAAAACGATCCCCGTCACCTACGTCAAAGTCGGCAGACTGAATATGTGCGTTAATCGGTACTGGGGTTAACCCTGATACGTCATCTACGTTGGCTTCGTGGAAAAGAATACGGTAGTTGTAGTCAGCGGCTTGTGGGAATTGACGTAGGCTTGAATCTAGCCATGCAGTGCGCCCCATTGTGCCGTAGTACCAAAGGTTTTCCAAATAGTTATAAATCACATATTTATCGACTACATTTGACCCGTTTGAGCAGTAGAACCACCATACCTCGTTATACGCCTCATTTGCACCAGCAAAGACTTGATATGCCTGATCTTTGTTTAGATCATTAAAAATGTATTGGCGCAACGCACAAGCTAATGTTTCTACCCGACCAGTGTATTGATAAAACTTACCATCACCCATCCAGTATGTAACATTGCTAACCGTAATTACAGCATTGGGAGACATGATGGAAATGCCATCCATCAGAATATTAAATCCCCACACGTACGGTGGCCCTAAGTATTGCATTGAATACAGAGCTGAATCAGTCCACACTAAAATTTCTTGACGAGTATTAATGTACGTCACAATAGATGAGCCGTGCGACAAACGAAACTCACCAGCTTGGTTTGTAATAGCTGGCTCCCACTCAAAGGGGTTTTCTTGGTCTGACCAACGAACAAGCATCGGGTCAAATACAGTATCTGGATCTGATGGATCGTATGAGTTTGCGCCAAAACAAATCACAAATCGCTGAATAGATGATGCAGAAACCTTTAATGTTTCCCTTGGTACAAAATCGCCATCAAACCCCGCTGTTGTTGCCGCATCGGCTAATAGCTCTCCACGGGCAGATATCCCCGCAGCGGCTTCCCAGTAATATACAGCCCCATTACGAGGTGCGAACACAAGGTTTTGACCAAAGTTTTCCGCAGACCATAGACGCAATTGTTGACCAACGCCACCAGTGTCAGAAGCCTCGCCCCAACCACGAATACCCGTTTGGTAAGCTGCGGAAAGAACCCCTCCGCCATTTGCTGTTGACGTGGCTGTAATGGAGTTGCCGTAACCGTCATTACCCAAACTGATAGAGTAAGAGTTTGCGTTAATAAATGTGACATTGTATGTGCGATTAAGCAGGGCTGCGGGGACTCCACCAACAGCCGTTGCACCAGAAAACCTAGCGTATTGACCGTTAGTTAAGCCGTGTGCTGTGTGCGTAACAACAATAGTCCCGCTACCGCTAGTAGTGTCAAACGGATTGGTAAGCGTAAAGTTTAACGGGTTAGTCCAAGCTCCAGCACCCCAACCTGTACCAATCACGTACACATCAAGGCCAGTATTAACTTGGTACTGGGCAATAACTGCTGCACCACCACCTGTAGCTGCGCTTGTAGAGAAAACGCCGTCTATATTAAACGTATAGCTACTAGTACTAATAATTCTAAAGACTTGCTGTTCGGCGTTTAAACTGTCGGCTGAAATTCCGCCAGTAGCTGTTGCGCCACTAAAGGTTACAAAGTCATTTACCCCAGCACCATTTGCGCTATCAGTAACAATAATTGTTGAGCAGCCAACGTTAGCACCTGTTAAATGAGCAGCTGCTGTAGTGCCGTTGTACCCGCGCTCACAGCCCGTTAAAGAGTTACCTGAAACCCCGTTGTATAGGATCTGCTCTGTGTCAATTTTAATAACGCCAACTTCTGGGAAACTTGCTGCGCTTGTAAGGACAATCGTTGTGTCTGTTGCACCAATGCCGCCATTGAGCGTACTAAATGCGGTCTTAAATGGGTTTGCCGCCATTGGGTTAACGACTTTGCGAATGGGCGTAACGTCGTAGTAAAAACCACCTTTCTCTATGTAATACTTAAGGTTGGTACCTACGCCTAAATAGTTAGAACCATCCAAGCTAACCCAATTCCAAAGAGAACGTGCAACGCCGTCAAACATCATGTCTGATGAACGAATCCACCCGCCAATCTTTTCAGCAAGCCCAGAACGGAAACGGATCTTATCGCAGTCAAACCAGCGACCTTCCGCCGAGTAGGACGTGCCTTCTCTGTAGACTCCGGGCTGTATCGCTAGTTTCTGAATTGCCATAAGTTATCCTAGCAGCGTATTTGCCTTGATTTTAACGGCAGCGACCCGATTAAGCCAGCCTTTACCAAACGTTTCAAAGGTGTTTAAACTGCGATAGAAGTCTTCTTTGGCTTGGCTAAACTTTTCAACTAGTTCGGCAGGGTCTACTTTATTAACAGCCGCAAGCGTAATTGGGCCAATACCACCATCAGCGGGGACACCAACAGCGGTTTGCAGGATCTTAGCAGATCGACCGGGGCCAGCGTTGACGGCAAAGTCAAAGACAAGGTAATCAATGCCCGTAGGCAGATCATCGCACTTGCATGCATCCCAGAACTTACGCTTATATAAAGGAGCAACAAGCTCAGGAGTTAAAGCTCGCATCTCTTTCTCGTTGGACTCGCGCCCAACCCACTCTTCCCAAACACGTTTAGTAACGCCAAGATTGGTCATACCACCCGGGTCGGACGGATGATTTACGTAGCCACCTTCCGACTCAAGCATCATCTTAAAGGCGTTATCCCAATTACTTGCTGCCATTTTCTTTACCCTTTGCGATGGTTTCGGCGATTTTCTCAGCGCCTCTTGACCCAAAATAAAATCCAAAAGCTAGCATCCCCCACTGCCCCAGCAACTCTACATAAGCGGTCTTTGCTTCAAAATCAAACACCGAGGCAACGGAGAACACCGTGTAAGCAGAAAACAAACAGATCAGCATCAACGGACGGATGTTTTTTGACAGCCACGAGTCGGAAGCCATATCCGCCACATGGCGCTTGGTCAGCTCTTGCTCTCCCTGTATGTCAGCTTGAATCTTTTGCAGCTCACCATCTTGCTGCATCTTCATAAGCTCAAGTTGCGCCTTGGCTTTTTGTTCTGGATCGGGAAAGAACTTATCAACAATCTTTGACCCAATGTTTAAAATGTCTAGGATAGGTATCATGTTAAAACCTCACGCCTGAAAACCGGATTTTAATTGCTGTCCACTTGGCATCACACCAAGCCTTGAGTGCTTCCCATTTTGCTTTCATTTGTCCATCTCCGATGCGGCTAGAATAATGCGGGTTTTAATAGAAGGTAGGTCTGGTGGTTCTGCTTTAAATCCCACTGCAATGTATCCTGCAAACTTGCCCATTTCGTTGGGTATTGATCCACGGCACATATACGTTACCCCTTGCGACTTTGCCCACTCACCAACAGGACTTGATGACTCAAACGGCTTACAGGCTATCTCATTGTTAAGCATAGAAACAACGTCAGAATTCCGTGCGGGGCTTTCATTAAAGAGCGATACGGTCACGCCTTCTAGCTTATGGTTACGCTCACCGTTTGCAATGGCTAAGATGGTTGTGCGGCTGTTGGTGGTTAAATTGACCTTATTTACCACGATACCGACAGCACCAATGTCTTTGACCAGCCTGTTTGCCAATGGCAATAATTCTTCGTGGGTCTTGAGTTGCGGCATAGTACTGTTGCTACTAATCGCCGCCAGAATGACCTGTCGGCTATCCCAAGTCAGGTAGCCCAAGAAAAAAATGGTTGACAGCAGGATAACGGAAACGAGTTTGAAAGGGTTATCTACCCATTTAATTAGATCAAGTATCTTGTCCGTCATGTCCTGCTTTTGGACGGGCTTGGCTCGTTTTACAGGTGCGCGTTTAACCGCTGTCTTTTTAACAACGGTTTTAGCTACTGGTTTTTTTGCTGTAACCATTTAAGGCTTAACTTCTTCTAAAGCGGCTACACGTTGGCGTAAGGATTTAATTTCTGCAATGGCTTCTTGCAGTGCAGCAGTAAGCACTGGTGTCAGCTTACTATAATCAACCCCTTGCATTTCTTCCCCGTCTTTTACACCTGTAACAGCTTCAGGAACAACGGTTTGCAGTTCGTGGGCAATAAAACCTTGACCTGCCGCACCATCAGTTTTCCATGTGTATGTACATGGTTTAAGCGCCGCAAGTTTTTCAAGCGCCCCTACCATTGGCACTACATTATCTTTTAGGCGGTAATCTGAAGATGTGTTGTAAACCGTTGAGGAACCAGATGTATTAATTGATCCAACTGTTGTACCATTGTTGTTGTTAAATTGAACCTGCGTTTCTGATCCCGTACCCGCTCTAGTAATTCTTATTAAACCGCTATCGTCGATTACTACTCCAGCAGTGGATGCGGTAGATACAGTCTTTCCAACTAAAAATTCTCCAGTCGATGTAAATCGACCGCGCTCTGCTGCGGCTGTGGAAAAAGCCATTGAATCGTCACTGTGGCTATATTCAATTGAGCCAACTGTGTCAGAAGCACCGTCTCCTAATAAAATTCCAGAAGTGGTTGCTGTTGTCCCAGTAGAGCTGGTTTTTATAAGTAAGTAAGCATCGTTACTAGCGGTAGTTGCGGTGTTTACAAACTGTGCAAGTATGTCAGAGCCAGTATCACGGAGGTCAAGCTTGTAAGCGGGAGCAGTTGTGCCAATACCTACATCGCCAAGTGCATCAATAACAAACGGCGTAGCATCTATGTTAGTGCTGTCATCCACCAAAAACGCATTGCCTGATCCTAGTTGTGTAATGCGCAGGGCTGTACCGCTTGAGTTATCACGAATGTCCAGCTTTGCGGCAGGCGTTGTTGAAGTACCAATTCCTACATCCCCAGCACTACTAATTTCAACAGCCTTTGTAGAGTTGGTGTAAAAATCCATCGAGTCATTGTTGTGGTTGTAACGCAATTGACCACTTGATGAGCTATCACCGTCGCCAAAAAACAAACCTGAAATAGTGGCTGTTGTTCCTGTTCCGCTTGTCTGCACCAAAATGATCGCGTCATCAGATCCACTTGTGCCTGTATTTCTAACCCATAACTGATGATCCAAACCTGTGCTTGCAACAGTAAGTGCGTAGTTTGGTGTTGTATCACCAATCCCTACTCTTCCCACGTCGTCAATTGTCATAGCCGTATTTGTAATGCCAGAAGCGTAGGAGTTTGAAGTGCCAAATTGCAACAGTGATCCGGTGCCTGTTGTTTTTACAGCAATCCTAGCTGTTGGGACTGTTTGATTATTTCCTGTTAAATCAATACCACTATAGTCCGTTGCAGACGTAGAACCTGCGACAGTCAAGCCTAAAAAATCAGTACCAGTAAACGATGTTTCGCCCGCTGGGCCTTTTGCAAAAACACGTTCAGGGCCATTTACAACGTTACTTCCATCACAATACACAAGCGTTTGCGTATCAAACGCGCATAAAAAAGCTGTGCCGCTGCTGGTTTTAATCCCGACGTTCTCGCTTGTATTGTTAACAACAATGTAAGTCTTCGGTTGGTTAGGGATAATTACATTTCGAGCAACAGTATTTGTTCCATTAACAACTAGCACTGCGCTTCGCGCTTCATCAACCGTGCCGTTAAAGGATGTTAGGGTGACGTTTCCAGCGGTGACATCAACAGTAGTTACGCCAACAATAGCCTGCTCAATCAGCGTACCAAGGTTGCTATTGGTAGTCTGACCCCAGATTCCGTCCTGCTCTCCCTCACCGATTAATTCGATTCGTAGGGATGGTGAATAGGTACTTGGCATAAGAAACTCCTAAATATAGTGTATGTATTATATGCTTGGGTTTGCCCAAGGCAATGGCGGAGCAACCACGGGTGGGTTTACCTGATCTTCAATTTGCTGTTCAATGTTGGCGTTAATGGCTGCAACCTTTTCCGCGCCCATCATGTCCTGCACCCAACCAACCACTTGCTCTAGTGTGAGGTCTGCATAGGGTGTGAATGGGGATCTAGGTGTGTAGGGGTTAAGAAATTGCTCACCGTATACTGTGGCATACAGGGGTGTTCCAGACGTATCATCAACGCCGTTTACACGCCATGCAACTGAAATTACAACATCAGTCTGACCTTCTTCCTGTGGGGCGCAAGACATTTGCTCGATTTGCCAAGTAATGATGCTCATTTTAGTTTCCTTGTAACGCAGCTACGTCTGCTTGCAATTTAGCAATAAGAACTTGTTGCTCTTGAACTGCCGATACTAGAGTTGCAACCAAGTAAGATGTATCTACACCTTGGTATTCCGGCTTTCCATTTGCGTCTACAGCATCTTTTATCCCTGTTACGCAGGCAGGCACTACCGCTTGAAGTTCGTGAGCGATGAAGCCTTGACCCGCACTACCGTCAACTTTCCATGTGTATGTAACGGGCTTTAACGCCGCTATCTTTTCCAATGCGCCTTTCATTGGTGTTACGTTTTCTTTTAAACGGTAATCGGATGACGTATTGTAGGCAGTCGCCGAACCTGACGTTGTGATAGACCCAACTTGTGTCCCGCCGTTGTTCGCAAACTGCATTTGTGTGGAGGATGTTGTTCCTGCTCTGGTTATTCTGATTAAACCAGATGGATCATTTACAAGACCAGCACCCGTAACGGTGTCTACAGTTTTACCGATTGATACTGCACCTCCTGACAAAATACGCATACGTTCAGTGTCACTAGTTCCAAACAATATCGGGCCTGTTGCTACGTTCCAAATGTATGTAGTGCTGTTACTTCCTGTAAACGACAAGTAAGTATATAAACTAGGGTTATCTCTATCTCGCAAATAAACTGCACCGCCCAAAGACCCTTGAATATCAACCGCAGCTCCATAACCAACGTTGTCTGTCGGGTTTGTAGTGCCTACGCCAACAATGCCATCATCGTTAATGGTCATTGCAGCGGTAGTAATGCCGGAACCGTAAGCATTGGATGTGCCGAAAGTCATAGACGATCCGCTACCCGTAGTGATGACACCAATCCTAGCCGTTGGATTTGTTTGGCTGTTACCCGTAAAATCTATTCCGCTGTAATCGTTAGCAGCCGTTGAGCCACGTACAATTACGCCAAGTTTTGTTGTGCCTGTAAATGACGTAACTCCGGCTGGGCCAACAACATCTAAGTCGGTTGCAGGAGTTGCCGTGCCAAGACCTACAAATCCAGACGCATCTTTGTAAATTTGATTTGTACCAATTGCAATAACACCTGTACCGCCTGTTAGCGTGCTTGTGTAGGAGAGGGTAGTAAACGCACCTGTACTTGCTGTAGTAGCGCCAACAGTCGTGCCGTTAATTGAGCCGCCCGTCACTGCTACGCTGTTAGCAGCCTGCGTAGACATTGTTCCCAGACCTGTGATGTCTGTATTTGGTATTGTTGCAGAAGCTGTTAGCGCAGAAGTTCCAGAACCTTTTACGTAGCCGGTTAAAGTGGCAGCGCCCGTACCACCAGAAACGACAGGAAGCGTAGCGGCAGTGGCTGGAGTAATTGTCGAGCCGTCAACGTAAACAGATCTTTCGGCAGGGTACGTAACAAACACATCTTTTGGGTTAGCGGCAAAGTTAACCGCAGCGCCAGCATTGCTAGACTCTAAAATAGTGTCGCGGGATAGAGTTGTACCTGATGCAGTATACGTACCAATACCTACTTCCCAGTCGCCCGTAGCGGGGTCAGCAATTGTGTAGTACGTAGTATTCCCGTCACCAATAACAGAAAAATCTTGATAGCCTGTAAGGGCTGCGCCTAGCGTAATTGTGCCTGTACCGGCAGTTACGCTATTTACTCGGACTCTGTCTTTTACAACTAGTGCCATGTTCGTTCCTTACGACAAAGAAGTGTCAACTGGAGTCCAGTCGGTAGCTTCAAAGTCGTTAATTGTTTGCCAAGCAGTTGGGCTATTACTTTCAACGCTTTGCCACACAGCCGCCTGACTGCCATTAATCGTCTGCCAAACCGCTGCACTGTCACTACCTATATTTTGCCATGCAACAGTCTGACTGTCATTGATAAGTTCCCATAAGAACCGCGCCAAAATACTGTCAGATGCAATACCAAGTTCTGTAATCAGTGCAGTAAAATTAGCTTGCGCAGCGGCTTGCGCAGAACCTGTAGCGGACTCTTGTACAACTACTTGAGAAATACTTTGCGCGTTAACCAAGTCTTGCGCGACTGCTGACTCAGACACTCTGGTCACAAATACTACGCTAGATGACAAAATGTCCGTGCTAGCTACAGATTCCGCTACGGTTCCGCTGATAATAGTTTGCGATTCAACAGAGTCTGCGCCTGTGGCACTCTCTGAAACATTGACCGCGAATATATAAAACGCTGTGATTGCGTCTGTCGCTGTGCTTGTCTCAAGAACAGTAACAACAAAACTTGCCGAAGCCGATGCCAAACTTAGGGCTGCTGTTGCTTCTTGTACGCTCACCCCAAAATTAGTGAGGGCAGATACAACCTCGGCTACACTTGCGGATTCATTTACAGCTGTAGAAAATATTGGGCTAGAAGAAACAATCTCTGCGGCTGAAACAAACTCAGACAAGACAGCATTAAATTGGCTTCCCGCAACAACAGATTGGTCTGCTGCTAAAACTGACTCATTAACCGAAACCAAAAATTGCGCAAGCGCTGATGTGCTATCTGCCGCAACTACCGACTCATTAATAGAAACAAAAAACTGTGTTCCCCCACTTACATCGGAGAAGGGTAAAGCCGCGAAAGATGCACCTGCAAACACTACGCCTCGATCAGATCAGATTCAGCGAACCAACGCTCTTGAGCTTGACCTGCAAGATCAACCCACTGAATCAAATAAAAGAAGTTACCGTCCTCATCCATGCGTAGTTTTTGCACAGGGCCTTCAGGGACAGCAACCGCAACCTTAACGCTCTGACCTTTTGCAAATTTAGTAGCCATGATTGTCCTTATGCTGCGTCAAGCGAGAATTGGTATGTAACGTTCAACACATCGCCCGCAACAGTTACTCGATCACCGGGGGATTGAAAGTCAGACTCAGAGAACAAAATGCCTGATGTACCAGTCGCCACGTTAGTTAAAAACGCGCCTGCCACTGTGCCGCCACCACCTGTAATAGTGAAAGCAACTGGGGACGGGTTGGTAATAACAGATGGATCGGCTGTTGTTGCTGCGCCAAATGTAACCGCGCCACGGTTTCCAGAGTAGTCAGTAAACTCCGTCCAACCAGCATGAGAGGCAAGTGTGTCGCCAGCAGCAAAAGTAGTACCGCTACCGGGGCCTGTAATTAGACCAAGATACCATGTTGCAGTGTAAGTTGTGCCAGAGAAATACTTGTCATTCATGTCCTTAAGACCTTGATTGACCACAAGATTATGGGACTTATCTTCCCACTTCAGGTTGCCGTCTTTATCAAAACACTGGACGTGAAATACACCACCTGCCCGCATGCTCTCTTTTGTAGTCTTGTTTGACTCTAAAGTTGACGAGATAATGTCGTTGATGGTTGCATGTTGGTTCAACATAAAAACTCCTTAAATAAGTCTGATTAGCGCTTGGTCAGCCGATGCAGTCGGAAACTGAACTGTAAATGTCCCTGTGGATGTACGATCAGCGCCAAAATCCAGCACACAAACCGCGCCATTAACACCAGCCTTGTATATCAACGCGCCTCTTGCTGTAAATGATGCAGTCCAAGAGACGTTCACAAACGACACATATGCGGCTGTTGTTCCGACGAGAGGGGTTAAAACTTCTCCGCCTGCTGTATACCCAGACGCTACAACTTCACCGGTCGTTGTGTACTCAGTAGTATTTTGGTCAAGCGTAGCCGCATTGGTGTACAACGCGATATAGAACGTGTCAGTGCTAAAGTCAAACTGACCTTCAGTTAAACCAATCTTAAAAGTGTTGCAAGTGAAATTACCAGTAAAGCTCAAGATATATTCTCCACAAGTCTGTTGCTTTTACGGATATTTTCTACGCCCGGTATCACTTGCAGGTTGCACGGCACATGTAGTCCTGAAACAGTTTTACCCCGCAATGGAATTATATGGTCAACATGCCAGCTAAACCCAAACATTTTTGTACGTAAAGCAGCCAATTCATACGCCTGCTCAATCATCCAGTGGTCGTCTTCTGTTAACCATAATGGAGTGCGTTGTATTTTTGCTAAATTACGACGTGCTGTTCTGGCGGCAACTTTTGATGGGTTTTGTTTTTGCCATAACAAAGCTTGGTTTAAATAGTATTGTTTATTTTCAACATATCGCGCTCGTAATTTTTCTTGATTACTTTCAGCGTGTTTATGCCATGACTGCCTGTTAAGCTCATTTGCTTTGCTTCTATTTTTTTGTTTCCACGCAACTGCTCTAGCGTTCTCTTTATCTGCGTTTTCTGCATAATAGGATTTTGACAATACTCTATGCATCTCAACGTCTTTAACGAACATTTCTGGAGAAAGCCAAACTTCTTTACAAAAACCATCTTTTTTGATTCTTGTATTTTGGTAATACCCAAACACATACCCGTCCTCTCGAACGTCACCCTTTTTAAAGGGTGCGGCGGTTTTAGGGTTTAATCGTTTCATCGGACCGGATACCGGACTTGACCACTTCGATAGGCATCCTGACGCTCTTTGCCGTCGCCAAGTTGTTTCAGCAACATCATTGATTCTTGGTACTTTTGCTCGTAATTTGCTACGACATCTGGCTCTTGACGTTGAAATATACAGGCTTCCCGCATTGCACCATATAACAGCGCAGAGTCAAAGTTATCGCCAAGCCAAGTGGTTCCAGCAGTCACGATTGACTCTGGGTAGAAGAAGTAATGCAACTCAATAGAATACGCGCTGTCCGGAGTTGGCCCAAGAATTAAAGAAATTTCGTTGGTCAACGCAGGGGGGTTATCAGATGTCGTCGTCGGGCCAAAAATAGCATAGTACTTTGGCAATCCTGTATCTGTGGGAGAGGGATACGACTGACGTATAAAGTTTACATCTTTGTTTAACAAGTACTCATACTCGCCGTTTGCCTTAATAACTGCAACTGAATATACAGACAGAAAGTCAGAAGGGGTAGATAAGTACTTGTTGTTTTGCGATGCATTGCCAGTAACGTTCTTTCGCAGGTAAGACAGCTGAACTGAGTTATAAATACGCTGCTCAGCAAGCTCGACAAATACAGGAATGTTTTCGACAAACAACTGTTCATCGCTTTCTGCATAAGCCGTAATAGCTGCGGAGAGTTGAGCGTAATTCATTATGCCATTGGCCCTCTTGCCATCGTACCCTTCGTAGCGCAGCCTGTACCACGAATCTTAATGCCGGTAGTCTTGACATTTTCACGGGCTGGATCTCCAGTGCTGACACGCATAGCAGGGCCACAGGCTTTAAAGTCTTTCGCAGCCATTGTGTTTGGATCTTGACGTTTAGACATCGTTGCTGCATGAGTTTCAACGCCAAACTTTTTGCCATTCATGGTGTGGGGTTCAGCATACACCTTAGCGTCGCCAATCTCTTTACCCATTACTTTCTGACTGTACTTAGCCATATCAACCTCGCTTTTGAGCAGCAATTTTAGCCAAGCCACGACCCATTTTCTTCATGTCAGCATTTGTCTTGCCGCCCTTAGAAGTAGGTGTACCTTTGCCAGACAACGCAGCGACCGTTGGGCCACTGTTGCCAAGATTTTTACCTTCGGTTTTGCCTTTCTTGGCTACGCCGTCTGCGCCACGTTTAAACATGTGATACTCCTTAAGTAACCGCTATTGTAACTGTACCAAGCTCAACTTGGATAATCAAGTCATTCGGTGTTAATCCGCTGTTAAAACCTCTAGCGCCGCCAACTGGATTAAAACCCCATTGAAATATTCTGCTACCACCAGACGGATCGCCGTCTGCATCTAAACCTGAAACAACATAACTGGTATCTGGCCTTGGGTTTCTAAGCGCCTGTGGATCATTGACCGGATACATGCCAAGCTGCAACTGCGGTTGATCTGGTTCCCAGCACTCACGGCAAACCAAAATGTTTTTAATCTGTGTCTTAATGACTAATTTCTTAAGCTCTTTGAGTTTAAACCGTTGACCACACCGATCACACTCCGCAATCGCATATTTACCCGAGGCAAATTGACTAGGCATCGCTCACCTCAATAAAACATATTGCGAGGCACAAATCGCAAGGGAGCTTTTTCACGATCCTCATCTGCAGCCAACTGGAACTGTTGCTCGTAATCTTGTTTTAAAAACATCACGCGATCAGGCTGTACATCAGGCAATTTAACGCTTAGGTTAAACGCAAGTCCAGCAACCAAACACGGGATAAAACGAAATGGAATATCTTGTGTAGATACACCGCCACCAGAATCTTGAATACGGCGCATTCTGTAGTAAATGAACGTATATTGATCGCCCGGTGCGTTGGGTGTAGGCCAGACGTTAATGTTTGGCGGGAATGTTTGATAAACAGAAGCTGCAGTTAAATGCGATACCGCCGTTGTATTAGCCTGTCCACGAAAGCAGTTCAACAGTTGGTTGCCACTTACGTTCTGGTACATAATAATTTCGTTATCAACCTTGATATATCCTTGGCTCGGTAGATTTGCCGCCGACACCACAGTAATGGTTGTATCTGTTGCCGTTATTCCACCGTTTAAAGCCGTTGTAACGCTTGCATTTGTATTACCTGACTGGCGGTTAATCCAAACTTGAATTGGTCGCGCCTGTGCGTTTTTGTTAGGAATGGTGATGTATGTGGACTCAGAGATACGGGTAATGTTGATATCAGTCTGATTTTGCCCAGATCCTGTACGAATAACCGTATCCAACAGATCAATCGTGTCATTAGGCAAGGCGTAAGTTGCCTGCCCTGTAACCATCGGAATTTGACCTTGTTCAATTGTCCACAAGTTAATGCCACGGTTTGCCCACTCAACCGTCAATAAGTTAATGCTACGACGTGCTGTACGCAGATCATATCCAGTACGCAGCTCTTTACCGCAACGCTCAAACGCCTCTTCCACTAATTCGGAGAGGTCTAAATTAAAGCCTGCGGTGCCGGATGTTGCCATTATCTATATCCTGCCGTTTTCTTTGCAATACGTTTTGGCTGAGCTACAAACTGCTTACCAGCCGATTTACCTGCGCGTTTAGCCTTGGTTGTGGCTGCATACTCCGCAGGGCTTAATGCCTTTATAGCCTTTTCTGGCAAGTACCGCTCACCCGTTTCCGAGGATTTCTTACCTGATTTGGTTCGCCATTTCTGGTCTCCCCAGTTTTTTAAGGATTTTTGCGGGGCTTTCAATCTCGGTAGCCTCCGCCTGCTGCTTTATACTTCTTAGCTACTAGCTGTGCTTTACGGGCTGACCATTGACCAGCACCTGTGCCGTGAGTAGCTGCGGCTTTAACTTGGGACACAATCTTCTTACGTAAGCTGGGTTTGGTGTAATTACCAGCGGCACTTACTTTGCCGCCCTCAGCGTACATCGTAAACTCATCACCATCTTTACGACGAGCTTTTTTACCCCCGGGCATTTTAGCGGGGTTAATCGCACCCATGCCACGAGAGGCTCTCATCAAATCACCTTTTTACGAGCTTTACTTTTAGTAGGGCTAGCTTTCTTGGTTAGAAACATTTTTTCAACCATTTCTATTCGCTGAGGCTTGGTTGTAACTTTATTAATGATACTCTTGCGTTTTGCCGAAGTTTGATCTTTGTCGTAAAAACCAGCTTTCTCTAGTGCCTTCTTATTGACAGGACTAGATACCTTGCCGCCCTTCTTCATGTAACCCATCTTATTGCGTACTTCAGTGGGTAACTTTGAAAGTCCGGGGTTGCTGTCTTTATCAACGGGTTTCATGTTTATTCCTTAGCAAGTTCTGCCGCCAGACTTCATCTTAACCATCATGCCTTTGGTCTTGCCTTTCATAGCACAACCATCAGCACGACTTGAGGCTGAACCGCCCTTTGCCATTCTTTTAGCTTTGACAGAACCGCCATTCTTTTGACCAGAATCAACAGCTAACTCATAATCACGCGCTGCTGGGTCTACAGACTCACGCATTTCATTTGCGCCACGCTGCATATCTTTCGCGGCTTTACGTGAAGTTGTAGAAATTTTGGAAAGCATGTCGCGCTCACCAGCCTGACCCATTTGCAAACGTTCACGGGATTTTTCAATTTTTGCCATTTCAGCGGCGGTAGGTTTACGCATCATATTTCCTTAACAGGTTTTGCCGCCAGACTTCATCTTAATCATTGTGCCTTTGGTCTTACCCTTGGTCTCAACGCCACCGCCACGAGCCATTTTAGTCATACCACCGCTCTTAGCTGCGAATGCTGGGACTTTCTTACCATCCTTCATAACCATTGGCATGCCACCTTTCTTCAAAGCAGCCATGTCGGTTTTCTTGCCACCGTGCATTTGTTTGTCGTGCATACCAACGGCTTTTTTAACCATTGCTTTATCTTGTTTCATATCGTTTTTCATAGCACCACCTTCATTGAAAAGTTTCATTTTGCCGTGATCTGTTTTGGGCTTATTGGCCTTTTGCAAGTCAGGGCGGGATCCGGTTGTAAATTTACGACCTTTACTTAGTTTTGAAAACTCTTGTGCAACACCTACTGGAATACCTGCTTCTTTAGCAAATGCTGGATTGTGCGCTGCAGCATCCATAAGCTTCTTTTGCTTTTCACTTGTTGCTGGCATATCAACCTCGAAAATATCCGACTACGAAACCCACAGCACCCGTTACGGTCGTTGCGATACTACCAATCCAAATCAATGTTTTCCAGCCGCCTTCAGCTTTATCGAGCTTCTGGTTGATAGCGTCTATCGTAGTCTTCATAGCATTAAGCTCTTGAAGAACTTGATCCATATCAGACTGGATATGTTTAATTTCGTTAGCGTGGGTAGCTAACTCACGGGCTGTTTGCACGAGGTCTTCCATTTCAACATTTCCATCTTTTGAGGCTTGCGGCTTTGCGTGTTGGTCTGCCTTTCTCGTCCTTCATCGGGCCGGGCATACCGCTCATACGAGCGCAGAATGACTTCTTGCGTGGGCCACCCTCGGGCTGTGGAGCCTTTAGATTAGACCCCGTGGCTGCGTTGTACTTAGCACGTCCTTTGGCAGTTAACCCTGCCCCCTGCTTGACAGGCAGCTTTTCACCACGACCGACAGCAAGGGAGGGGGTTTTCTTAGCCATAGAACACCGTAGCAGAAGCACTAGACAACGTAACGTGAATATCCGTGCGGCAAAGAATACCTTCGCCGGGAATAATAACGTTGACTGTGCCAGCTGCCGCAGGAGCTGTATAAGAGAACACTGTGGTTCCACTTGCACCTCCGTCTTTAATAACGACTGTGCCGCCTGTAGCGAATGAAAGCACAAGACCTTTGACACGGGCTGAAGCTGCGTATGCAGTACCCGTGGTGGTACGTTCTGCCGCTTTTACGTCATATTGCATAGCCATGATCGGCTCCTTTTAAGTGGAGCTAATTAAGCTGTGCGTGTAAACACATAAGCAGTTGCGCTAGCGAACATCAGCGTAAACCGAGCAATGCCTGTAACACCAGAGGCAATCGTCAAATCGCCAAAGCTTCCTGCAGTGTCAGCAGCGGCAGTAGACAAAATACCGTTAACCGCAACAGCAATAGTTACTGTGTTTGCGCCAGCAGTGTTGTCGATATACAGATCAAACACAGTACCTTGAGTAGCTCCAAGAGCAGCGCCAAGCAATGTGCCTGTAGGTAATGTGATTGTTGTTGCGGCAGCGGAAGTAGAAGTAATGTAGCCAGTCGCAACTTGGGCGGCTGTAGCTGTAGCGGTTGCGTTAATTGCCGCTGTAGAGGCGTGGGTAATTGACCCAGAACCAGCGATGTTACCTGTGACGTTGCCAGTAACTGCGCCGATGAAACCGTTTGTCGATGTGACTGGGCCGGAGAAGGTGGTCGAAGCCATGATAATTCCTTGTATATGCAGTACTACGCTCTACTGTCTCTGCATCGTCCGCTGGGGCGGTCAGTAAAGCTGGAGGTTCCCAGATTTCTTTAATAATAACCCATACAACAATAAATGCAAGCAATAAAAAACCCCGCCTTTTGAGCGGGGTCAAACCATCAGTTTCTAACGGTTTATTTATGCACCAGCAGAGCCGAACATGCCAAGCGGATCCGACCAGCCAAAGCTGTAACGTTCGCGAGACTTGTAACGCACGTTGCCTGTGTCGAAGTCACCGTCCATCGAATTCGACAGGGGTGTACGAACAAAGTGCTTCATGCCGTTAGGCACATCAGTTGTCAAGAACCAAGCGTTTGTGTCGGTCAGGAAGTTGTTAACAGTGTAACCACCCGAGATCGAACCGTTGTTCTTGATTGCGTTGATGTCGTTGTCA